GCTGACGATGCTCCCGCCCGCCCAGGCGTACCAGTGGGCCCTGGACAGCGCGGAGCTCCAGATACAGTCCGGGGCCATCAGCTACACCCAAGCCATCGGCGGGGCGGTCAAACAGTTGGCGGAGCGGGGGATGTGCGTCGCCTATGACGAAAGCGGGAACGTGCTCCCCAATCGGGTGGCCTATGAGAGCGGGCACATCGACCATCTGGACGTGGCCGTCCGGCGGGCGGTCATGACCGGCGTCAACCAGCTCAACCAGCAGTACCGGGAGCAGTCCATGGACTGTCTGGAGACGGACCTTGTGGAGGTCACGGCCCACTCCGGGGCACGGGACACGGACGGCCCCAACGGCTGGGAGAACCATGCGGCGTGGCAGGGGAAGGTGTACCGCTGGAGCGCGAAGCCGAAGACCTCCAAAGGCGTCTACCCGGATTTTGCAAAGACCTGCGGATATGGGAGCGTTACCGGCATCGGCGGGGCCAACTGCCGCCATTCCTGGTGGCCGTTCGTCGAGGGCGTCAGCGAACGCGCCTACACGGACGGGGACCTCGCCGCCATCGACCCGGAGCCCTTCCGGTATGAGGGCCGCACCTACACTGCCTACCAGGCCACCCAGAAGCAGCGGGAGATCGAACGTACCGTGCGGAAGCTGGAGCGGACAAAGACCGCATACACTGCCGCGGGGCTCACCGGTCAGGCAGACGCCGCGAGCATCCGCCTGGGGCGGCTGAAGAAGGAGTACCGGAAGTTCAGTAGGGCCGCAGGGCTGAAGGAACAGCGAGAGCGGATGCGGGTGCTGGATAGAAGCGGAGCGGCCTCCCGTGGGCAGAGCGCAGGAAGCAGCGTTGCAGGCAGGCCGGGAAGACCGGTGCAGATCGGAACGGTGGATTTCTCCGACAAAAGGGCGGTTCTTACCCAGATGGATGCAGCGCAGAAAGAAACCGAACCGCTGGACTACGAGGTCAACCGCACCGTGACGGCGGACGGAAAGGTCTGGCGCGTTGTGGGCGAGGCCGGGGAAGTTCATCCGGAGAGTATTCCCAGCAGTCTGACTGGGTCCTACTCCTATCACAATCACCCGGCGGCACAAACCTGGTTCTCTTTCAGCGCAGAGGATGTGCGGTTCTTCTTCGAAAGTAGGCAGGCATATTCCAAAGCATCTGATTATTTATATGAATATATCATGGAAAGAACACCGGATACTCTTGCAGTATCACCGGATGTGGTGTATCATAGGTTCAAAGAGATTTTCAAGACAGACGTTTTTCAACTTTCCGATGAAGGGAAGATCAATATTGACGAAGATGGGTTCCATGAAGTCATGCGGCGATTAAGCCGAGAATTTCGCTTTCAGTACAGGAGGGTAAAAACAAATGGCAGTTAATAAAGATCATCCCGATTACCCGGTATACTCAAGAAAGCATAAAGACTTGTGGGACGCGTATTTGAAACTGGAAGAGGAGGAGCTTGAAAAGTATCCTGAGTATCACGGACTGGACCATCCGGCCTGTGTCACGTTGCGGCCTTTTTATCGGAAGTTTAGTGAAGATATCAAGGCCCTGCAAAAGGAATACGCGTATCTATTTACGGAGGAGAAATAGCATCAACACACTGCAAACCGTGAATATCTAGCGTCATAGAAATGAATATGGAGCGCCAAGAGCCATCAGCTGCCGGGAACCCCCGTTTTCTGATGGCTCTTTTGTTGGGAGGATACCATGACCGATCTGTATTTCAAGATGAAGATCATCGCATGGGCCGCAAAGGTTCCCCTGGTTATAATCATCGCGGTTTGCTGCCTGATCGCGTTTATCATCGACAAACGACGGTAAAATCCGCTGCGGCGGTTTTATGCAAATTTTGACGGCCCGGCGTCGCAAAAATTCCGGGCAAAGGGAGGTATCATGACACGCGAGTTTCTGAAAAACCTCGGTCTGGAGGACTCCGTCATTGACAAGATTCTGGCTGAGAACACCCAGGACGTCAACCAGGAGAAGGCCCAGACCACCACCGCCCAGACCGCTCTGGCGGACACCCAAGGCAAGCTCACCGCCGCGAGCGAGGAGCTGGAGAAGCTGAAAAATGCCGGCGGCGATGGCGATGCAGCTGGTATCAAGAAGCAGCTCTCCGAGCTCCAGGAGAAGTACAAGACCGACATTGCCGAGCGCGACGCCAAGCTGGCGGACCGGGACTACTCCGACGCGATCGCCCGGGCCATCACGGGGAAGTCCCTCAAGTTCAGCTCCAAGAGCGCGGAGCGGGCCTTCACCGCCGCGCTGAAGGAGCAGAAGCTGGAGCTGAAGGACGGGGAGCTGGCCGGCCTGGACGACTTCATCAAGGCCCAGCGCGAGGCGGACCCCGACGCGTTCGCCCCGGACAGGCCCGTGCCCCGATTCGCTACCGGGTCCGGCAGCGGCGGAGGGCATGGAGCGCCGCCCAAAGCCCCAAGCAGAGCGGCACGATTGGCCGCTGAGTACCACACGAGCCTTTATGGCGAAGAAAAAAAGGAGTGACAAAACATGTCTTTTATCGGAGCAGCAGAGATGGGGCGGGTATTCGCCCCCGGTTGGTTCTTAGAGAGCGAGAGGGGCGTGGTCCGCAAGACCCGCCAGATCGAGCAGGCCGGAGCGACAGCCAGAGAAGACGGGAGCAAGTATGTTCCTATGGGGACTGTCTGGCCCGCCAATGACGCCACAGCGGAAGGCATCCTCTATGAGGATATCGACGTGACCACCGGCGATATGCCTGGGAGCGTTGTCTTGGCTGGGCGTGTGTACGAAGACCGGTTGCCTGCGGCTATTGCCGAGGCGGCAAAAACAGCCCTGGCGGGGAAGGGATTCGTGTTCATCGCCGCAAGCCCTTCCGTGACCCGGCCCTACTGAAAGGAGTGACAGCATATGGCTGAAGAGTTCAACGGCTTTATCCCCCAGGAGGAATGGCTGGATGTGGGCTTCAATGTGACCAGGTCCACCGACCCCATCGACAGCTTGGTCGGCGATATCCGCACGGACAATATCATCGCCAAGTGGGAGTCCATTGCGGCGGAGTATCAGACCGCCATCATGGCCCAGTTCCATGCCTTTGATACGGAGGCAAATAAGACCATCCATATCCCGGTGGACAAGCACAGCATCAAGAAAGCACTGATCAAGGTCAAGATCGACCAGAGCGAGCTTTTGCAGGAGTACATGGACAACGGTGTGCAGGGACGTGACGCCCTGCGGGACTATGTGTTCAATGACGGTATCCGTTTGGCTTAGCATGTCTTTACCCGCTCCAAGGTGGCGAAATCGGAGATGCTGGCCACCGGGAAAATCACCATCAAAGAGAACGGTCTGGACATCCCTGTGGACTACGGTGTGCCCGCAGGCCACACCAGCTTTGAGCTGGATCTTTCCCAGGATGCGGACATTTCGGGACAGATCCAGAGCATCATCGATGAGGCTTCTGACGCAGGCGTGACCCTGAGCGGTTTTATCACCTCCCGGAAAAACATCACCAAAATGCGCCGGAATGTCGCACTTCAGAAGGAGATCGCCGGGAACCTCAGCGCGGGGGCTCTTTTGGGCAAGACGACGCTTTACGCCCACCTGGAGCAAGAATATGGCTTGGGCCGAATCGTCACCCATGATCTGACCTATGGTGCAGACGCCAAGCTGGGGAGCGATGGACGGCCGGTCATCACCAAGAAGAGGTATTTCCCCGACAACAAGATCTCCTTCTTCTCCACGAATCCCGCAGGCCGCGTAGGCACGGGGCTTTGGGGAGACCCGCCTGAAACCCGGCTGGCCGGATTTTACCCCGTCAATTCCAGCGGCGAGGCTCCGTATGTCTACGTGACCCAAAAGATGGAATGGGACCCTGCTGTTCTGTGGACCAAAGCCAGCGGGCTGTTCATGCCCCTGCTGTACGACCCCAACAGCCTGTGGATCGCTACGGTCAAGCCGGATGCGGCCACCGCCGCCCTGAACGACGAGCAGACCGCCCAGAGGGCCAAGATCAAGTAAGAAATGAGGGGCAATTATGGAACTGAAAAATACCGTCTCTATGATGGAGAGTACTGACTACAAGGAGCGCTTTAAGGCCGAATATGAGCAACTGCGTATCCGGTTTGAAAAGCTGAACGCAATGCTGGATAAGTGGGACGCGGGTACGCTCCCGTTCACCCCCACCTGCCCGCGCAGCACGTACAACATCCAGACCCGTGCTATGGCCGATTATCTGGCGGCCCTTGAGGCGCGGGCGGTCATGGAAGGCGTAAGCCTGTAAGGAAAGGAGGCCCATGGGATGTATGCCGACTATGACTTCTACCTGAACGCCTATTTCGGGAACGCGATCTCGGAGGAGGATTTCCCCCGGCTGTCTGAACGGGCCTCCGACTACATCCGGGCGGTGACCGGCGGCGTCTCCGACCGGGTGGACGGCTGGCAGCAGGAGGCCGTCAAAAAGGCTTCCTGCGCCGTCGCCGACATCCTCCTGGACGAAGAGATCATGACCGCCAGCGCGTATCAAGGGGGCGCACAGGTGTCCAGCGAAGCGGTAGGGGGCTGGTCGCGGAGCTACAAGTCCGCGACCGTCTCCGCCGCCGACATGCAGGTCATCGACAGCCGGAAGCGGGACGCGCTGCTGCTGTACCTGGGGAATCTCCCGGCGTTCGCGCCAATCTTCAAAGTGAGGTCTTATCCATGCCTGCACCGCACCGAATGAACTGCCCTCGCCGGGCAAACGCCCGCCGTCCTGCCATGTTCCCCCATACGATCACGTTGTACAACGTGGAGATCATCCATGGCCCAGACTATGATGATACGATCGTAAACCACATTACCATTTTACGAGGAGTCTTTCTCGAGGCTTGCAAAGCCATAAATGTGCAGAAGAGCGGTTTGGTAGGAGCAGATGCGGCGACTCTTTATATACCGTTCTCTGTAGAGGCAGTGAATGCTGTCACAGGGAAGCGAAAACGGTACATACCTCCCATCGAATTTTGGCGTGTGGAGGACAAATCTGGCTTCTGGACGCTTGCAATCACCAGCAAAGAACCTGGCGTGAGTGGTAACACCTTTTTTGTAAAGGGAGAGGCCGTGGAGCCAGATAAAGCTATGGATTTCATCGAGATGAAGTACGACCATGTATACGACATCACAAAAATCGATGAAAAAGATTTTGGGAGTCCAGATATGCAGCATTTCGAAGTGGGGGCAAATTGATGGCAGGGATCAAATTCACGTTAGATTCTCAAAAATTCAAAAAAGATATGGAACGCCTCAACAGAAAGATCTTTTGGGCTGGATCAGGAGCTGAGCACGCCGTATCGATCCAGATCGCGAAGGACACGGAGCCATATGTCCCAGCGCGATCGAAATCCCTCTCAAATCGAACAATAGTGCATAAAGGAACCATCATTTATCCAGGCCCTTATGCTCGCTTCCTCTACTACGGGAAACTTATGATCGACCCAGACACCGGCAGCACGTGGGCGCCAAAGGGGGCGTCAAAAGTGATAGACCCAGGCGGAAGAGACCTTGATATCAAGAAAAAGGTCCACAGCAAGGCGCAATCCCATTGGTTCGAGGCGTCTAAAGCTCAGAATCTTCCAAAGTGGAGACGAGTAGTGGGGGAGGTGATGCAGCGTGAGTTCCGATGATAAGCCTTTGGAATTCGTAATAGCCAAAGAGGAAGATCAGATATCCCGCAAGATATTGAAATGGTTGAACACGTTCCCGGAGATCCCGCTGTCTATCTTTCGCGTCGATTACGAGTTTATGAACGCAGAACTCGAATGTATGGCGTTGTCTCTTGTCCAAAGCACGTACATCATAGAGCGGTTCATAGACGATTCTTATATAGCGGAGTATCAGTTCAAGATCGTCTATCGTGTAAACCCTTCCACCACAATTCTGCGGCTCGGGGCTGATGAATTGCTGAACGCATTGGGAGATTGGGCCAGCAGTCAAAAGCCGGACATAGGGGATGGGCTAAAAGTTCGGGAGCTTGAACAGACCGCTCGATCGTCTTTGTTCGCCAGAATGGAGCGCGGTTGGGAGGACCATCAAATATTCATGCGGATGACCTATGAGGTCGGCACATAGAAAGTGAGGAAATCATGGCAGAAAAACGAAGCGCATTCAAAATGTTTATGAATACCACGCCAAAAGAGGCAGATGCGACCTATGGCATCATCGGCCCTGGCGTGACAGAGCTGTCCATCGCTTATAACCCCCAGACCAGCACCAATCAGTACATACATGAAGACGTCGCCAATACCGACATGACCGGGTATCAGCCCAACGCTCCCGTGACGGCTCAGGCGGTGCCCGGAGACCCCGTTTTCGATTTTGTGAACGATATGCGGGAAACGCTTCCAATCGGCTCTGACGCTTACAGCGATGTGGTCCTGGTGGACGTGTTTGGCAAACAGACAAGTGGGTCTTATGCAGCCACCAGACAGCCTGTCTCTATACAGATCGACAGTTATGGCGGCTCGGCCTCCGACCCCCTGTCCATCGGTTATACCATTAACTGGAGAGGCAGCGGGATAAAGGGGACTTTCGAACCTGAGACCAAAACGTTTACCGAAGGGGCGTCCTCCAGGGGCGTTTTCGAAGAGGAGGAGCGATAAATGGCCGGCATTCGCGTCAAGACAAGCGCAAAGCGCATCGAGGTCAATGACAACGGGGAGTACATCGTCCTTGATTTCGGCGACAACAGTTTCCCGGATCGCTTTTTCGCCATGGTGGACCGAGTGCAAGAACAAGCGAACACGGCAACGTCAGAGGCGGAGAAGATCGACGATCGATATGAAAAGGGAAGCGAGGGGCACATGAGGGCGTCTGCCGCTCTGTGGCGCAAGGTGCATGAGAACATCATGGATGAGATCGACAGCCTTTTTGGAGTTGGGACATGCAAAAAGGTATTTGGAGATATCGTCCCTGGAATTGAGCTGTACGATGATTTCTTTACTCAGCTCATTCCGTACTTCAACGAAGCCGGACAGGAGCGGGCGCGCCGCATGAGCAAATATAGCGCCAGCAGGGTGGGAAATGTATAACGCCCTGCTGGATCGACTGCCCGAAGATTATGAGGGTTGGCTCATTCGAACGGACTACCGGATAGGGGTCCAGATACAACTTTGCGTCTCCGATCCAGAGCTGTCTGACAGTGAAAAGACCTGGACGGCGCTCGATCTGCTATACGGGAATGGCATCCCGCCCGACCTTCAAACCGCCCTCGACGGGTTGTCATGGTTCCTGTCATGCGGCGACCCATCTCCAGCAGATGAAGCAAGTAATGAGCCGCCCTTGTATTCTTTTGAGCAGGATGCAGGCCGGATCGCGTCTGGTTTCCGAAAGGTGTTCCACATCGATATCACGAAGGAGAAACTCCATTGGTTCGAGTTCATCTCTATGCTCGGCGAGCTCAAAGATACGGCTTTTTCCGGCGTCATTGAGATCCGCAGCGCAGACCTTTCCGAAATAGACAAGAAAAAAAGAGCTGAATTCCTTCGAATGAAAAAGAGATTCGCTTTGTCCAGCGGGTATACGCCAGAAGAGCAGGCTGAGATCGACGAATTTATGGAAAGGCTGAAATAAAGTATCCAGGCGTGCCTCGAAGATCTCATGATGATATGGCCGTTGTCAGCAGCAGAGTGATTGCGGAGCGGTTTGGGAAACAGCATCAGCACGTAACGCAAGCGATCGAAAAACTCATCAGCGAAAATTCGCTGGTGAAATCTAT